CGGGCTCGCGTAGCACGCGACGACCGCCTTCGAACCATCCGGGCTGATCGCCACCGCGGACGGGTAGTCCGCGCCGGCAGCCACCGTCTCGACGCTGTTGTCGAGGAAGCTGAGGAGCGGGTCGTCGCTTGACGGGTCGGCGGGGATGTCGACGACGGCTGAGCAGCGGAGGACGTCGCACTCGACCCCGTGCCCGGTGGGGCTGTCGCCAGCGAACGCGAGCTCAACGCGGAGGTAGGCGGCCGGATTGTCGATCGCGACCATCTTCTTCGCGACGTCTTCTTTTGTCGTGAATACGAGCGGGTCGCCGGCGTCCTGCCAAGTGAGGCCGTCGGCGGATTGCTTGAACTGCGCGGTGACCGTGGCGCCGGCGTGGCCACGAACGCCGTAGACCTGGATGCCGAGGATCACCCGGGGGACGTCCGCGAAGCCGGGCACGGCGACCCCGATCCACGGGTCGGGGCCGCCGTATGTCCCTGCTGGGAGGAGCGGCACGGAGGCCGGCGGTCGGCCGGCATTCCAGATGGCTTGCTCGAGATCAGTGGTCACTGCTCTGCTCCTTTGGGTTTTCTGCCCCAGCGTTTCCGCGGGGTGGGCGGTTCGCGCTTGGGCGGCGCGATCCGCGCCGCGGTTTCGGCGTCGACCAGGTCGCCAGGGCGGTAGACGCGGACGCGGCCGCCTTCTACCGTCCTGACGAACCTGGTGACCTTGACGAGCTCGTCGCTCATCGCCTAGCTGAGGTCGGCCTCGCAGAACGCGAGCGGCTGCCACGCGGCGGCAGCGGCGCGCATCTCGGCGAGGAGTGCGACCATCCGCCGGGTGAAGAAGTCCTCGTGCGAGTCGGACGCTCGCACGGAGACACCTGCGCGGATCCACGCGACCGCGCCCGCCCGGTAGGCGCCGGTGAGGGCGGTGTCCTCCGGGAAGACGGACGAGACGACCGCGGGGAAGCCCCAGATCGTTCTCGAGGTCGCCTGGGAGGCGGGCCCGAGGAGGTACTGGCCGGTGTTCGAGTCCTTCTCGAACACGACCTGCTCGTACGAGCTCGGGTGGATGCCGATCGCGTCCGGCTCGCCGAAGAACGCGAGGCGGACGGCGGTGATCGAGCGGTGGATCACTTCGAGCAGCCGCTCGTCGTTGGTGCCGTCGCGGTTGACGTGGCCGATCCCGTCCGTGTTCAGGATCCCGGTCAGGTTCTGACCGACGCCGTTGCCGCTGACGAGCTGCGACTCGAACCGGAGCTCGACGCCCATCTGGAGCCTGCCCTCGAGGAGCGCCTGCACCTGCCCCTGGTCGGCGAGGTTGTCCCGGTGGGCCGGTGTGAAGTGCCCGATATCGCGGACGGGCGCCTCGGCCGGCTCGTACTCGTAGGTCGCCTCGCTGTACGCGGTGCCCCGCTCGGTCTCGGCGGCCGCGTCCGTGCGGGTCTTCTCGACCACGTACTTGACCAGGTCGCTGTCGGTGGTGCCGACGGTGATCAGGTCGAGCACGCGCATCGCCCGCACCGGGATCCCGACCGGCGGGAACAGGCGCAGGTCGGGAGCGACCATCGCGTCGACGTCGGCGGTTGCCGCGTGCAGAAGCGGCGTGTGCCCGCGGAAGGCCTTGAGCACCTGCTCGCGGGTTGCGATCTCGATCGGGGGGATCTCGATCCGCCCGCCGGCGCCCTTCAGCGCGTTCGTCTCGAGCAGCCGCTTGTACTCCGGGCTGCTCATCAGCCGCTCCGCGGGGCTCTCGCCCTCGCCGGCGTCGAGCATCCGCCGGCGGGGCTCCTCGCCCTTCGTCTTGCGGCCGAGCCGCTGCATCAGCGTCTCCGACTGCTGCCGGATCTCCGAGGCCTGCTCCGAGAGCTTGTCGGCCTCGAGGTAGGCGGCGTCGACGGCCTCGAACGCGTCCTTGTCGCTGAAGGGATTGACGCCCTTCTCGCGGTACTCGGCGGCGAGCGTGTCGGCGGCGAGCTTCTTCTCCGAGGCCTCGGCCTCGAGCTCGCGCACCTGCTCACTCGCCTGCTGGAGCTGCTGCTCCAGGGTCATGGTTGAACCGTCCATCTGGACTTCTCCTTTCGAGAGGGATGCTGCTTTTTGGAGGGGTTACGACTCGGGTCGGAACGTGTCGCGGAACGAGGCGCGGGCGAGCAGCCGCTCGGCGCCCGGCACGAGCTCGGCCGGCTCGTCCTCGATCTGCACTTCGGGCTCGTCCTGCGGCGGCTCGTCGTCGACCTGCGCCGAGGCGCGAGTGCCGGTGGTCTGGCTCGAGCCGTTGCGACGCATGCGGGAGATCGTCTCGTCAAGGGTCGCGACGCGGTCGGCCATGCCTTCCTTGACCGCGTTCTTGGCGGTGACGAGGCGGCCCTCACCGAAGCCGTTCTCGACTGCGGAGGCCTCGACGCCGCGGCCGGCGGCGACGTCGTCGACGAACAGGCTGTAGACGTCGTCGACGATCGCCTGGGTGGCCGCCTTCGCTTCCGCGGTGAGCGGCTCGTACATGTGGCCTTCGGTCTTGTAGCGGCCGGCGCTGATCAGCGTCGGCTTGACACCGAGCTTCTCGAGGAAGCGGCTGAGATCTTCGTGGATCGTGAACACGCCGATCGAGCCGACCAGGCCGCTCGGGGAAACGATCACTTCCGTGCCCTGCGACGCGAGGTGGTAGGCGGCTGAGGCGGCGAGCGTGTTCGCGATCGCGACGATCGGCTTCTCCTCGCGGGCGGAGCGGATCAGCGCGGCGGTCTCCGAGACGAGGCTCGTCGAGCCACCCGGGGAGTCGATGTCGAGCAGGATCGACCCGATGTCCGGGTCGGCAACCGCCTGCTTCAGGGTCGCCTGGAACTGCTCCAGCGATGCGCCGCCGGAGAGCTGGCTCATCAGCGTCGCCCTGGGCATGATCACCCCGTACAGCGGGATGACCGCGAGCCCGCCGGACGCATAGGCGACCGTGGGCCTCTTGCCGCCGCCGATGCGCGCCTGGATCTCCTGCTCGGACAGTCTCGTCCCTTCGATACGCAGGGCGAGCACCTCGGCGACGATCGCGAGCGTCGCCGGCAGGACCTCCCAGGGCGTCTCGAGCGCGGCGGTGAGCACGTTCGAGTAGCTGCGCCGGAAGTCGTCGTCGTTCTCGGTGTGGTCGAATTCGATGGGGTTCATGGGATCTCCGTGAGCTCGTGGACGTGACCATTGCCGGCGGCCGCACGTGCGGCCGCGGAGGTCTTGGCGCCGGCGCGCGTGACGGGCATCGCGCCGGAATCGACCCAGGGGACGTCGGTCACACCCGGGATGTCGAGGGGCTCGGCGTTCTCGAAGGCGCGGATCTCGTCGATCGAGAACACGCTCTTCAGCCGCGAATAGACGAGCGAGCGGGCCTCGAGGTCGGGACGGAGCTGCTCGGCGAGCTGGAACTCGACGAAGAGCGACGCCCAGGAGGGGACACCGGCGAGCAGCTGCGCCTCGAACTCCTGCTCGAACTCGCACGCCCACGGGCCGACGGAGTCGCGGACGTACTGCTCCCGGAGCTCCTTGACGTTGGACTTGATCGCCTGCTCGAGGATCCCGAGCACCGGTGGGGGGACGGCGTAGGCGGCGGCGATCTCCTCGCGGCTGGTCTTGATCAGCTCGATGATCTGCGAGTGGTCCGGCGCATCCGATGTGGGCTGCCAGTCGCCGCTGGTGACGAGCACCTTGCCGGCGTTCTCGGGACTCGCATACATCTCGTCGATGAGCTCGCGGATCAGCTGCGCCTTCTCCCTGGTCAGCCGGTCGACCTTGACGTGACCGGACTGCCGCGCCGAGTTCGTGAAGTAGGCGATCAGGTGCCGGACGAGCGCATCGTGCAGCGCGAGGGTGGCGCTGCACGACTCGAGCGGCGAGATCGCGATCGCCGTCTCCGGTTCGGAGCCGAGCCCGAAGTGGATGACGTCGCCGGGTAGCAGCACGCGCGCGCCGCCGCTGAGGCTCGTGCGGCGCTGGTCGCGGGAGACCTCGTACATCACAGGCATCCCGTTCTCGCCCTCGATCACGCGGCGCACAGCACGCCAGCGAATGCGTTTCAACGCGGACGGGAAACCGGTCGTCCGCTCGATCTCCCACAGGCTGTTGCCGTAGATCAGCCGCTCCTTCGCCGTCGCCCTCAGCTGCGCAAATCCCGACACAGGCGGGTTCGGCGCCGAGAGCAGCCGGTCGAGGAGCGCGCCTCCGGAGGGCCGACCGGGCGATTGAGGCAGATCGCCGCGGACACGTCGCTTCCGTCCCTGCGCATCGAGTGCGTACGCATGGAGCGGGTTGCGGGCGAGCCCGCGGGAGATCATGTTCACGGAAGCCCAGACCCACGGGTTCGTCAGGTAGATCTCGTAGTAGGTCGCCTCACGGATGCGGCCAAGCGAAGGGACGAGGCGGAGCGCACCCAGCGAGACGCCACTCGAGTTGCTCAGCGTCCCCGGATTGCCCGGGCCCGGG